CGTTGCGTTCGTCTTGCTCTGCAAAACCCATCTCGTTGAAAGCCAGGCCCACCCGTTGGTAGGTCGTGCCCCGTTCGAGCACGCCGATCTCTTCGCCCCACCTGTCATACCCACCATACATCTCTTTCCAGCGTTCCTTGATCCTGGCTATGGTGGCATCGTCCAGCGGCATGTCGGTTGTCAGCACGCCGGGCAGCATCACGCCATTTTGGAAGAAGAGCTTGAGAAAGTGGGTAATCGCGTTGTCCACATCGGCGCTTCTTGCCAGGGGCGAAATGGGGGAGAGGCCATAGCCCATGCCCTCCAACGGATCGCCGGGGTTGGGCAGCTTGGTGTGCATCATATCGGCTGCGTCAATGAAAAGCGCCCGGTCCTCAGCGGCCATCCGCGCCCGGTCTGCGCCCCCGGCGTTGACAAATGCGTTCTTACCCTCTGGCACATACACAAAGCCCTTGATCGTGCCCCGGTTGTCCCTGTCCTTGCCCGGCACAATGAGCACCCGATCCGGCCTGAGATTGTAGAGCGCATCGGGAGGCCGGTTGGGGGAGGGCCGGTCGAGCAGGGTGAAATTGTCACCGCTGACGTTGAGATACACGATGCCCTGTTGCCTGAACTCCACCTGGCTTTGGTGCGGGTTGGGGCGGTCCAAGAGCTTGGCCAGCGGGTGATCGAGCGGCAACAGCTCGGGATCGTCAGGATCGCCGGTGTACGCTCTCAGAGGGCTTGCGATTTGCGCCCGTGCCTTGTACATGATGGCCGAATAGATGAGCGTGTTGAGGTTGAATCCCTCATTGACGTAGCTCTGATAATCGACAATGCCCCACTGCGGAGTATCGTTCGTCCAGTTGGGCCACATGAACGGGGCCACCTTGACTTGCAAGGTTGGGGCCGCCTCACGCTTGAAAAGTCGCTGCCAGAAGTTTGCCATTATGCTAACACCCAGCCCCCATGATAGCTAATGCCTGTACTGGCATAGCGTAGCGCATCCAGCCGGTGAAAGTGCCTCTTGTTGTCTATGTCATCTGTCGGGTTGCCCATTGCATCCAACTTGCGCCTATAGCTCCCCAGTTCGTCTCTCAAACCTCGCAAGGTGCGAAAGAGCCGAAAGCGGCCGCTTTTCATCAGTTGTGTGACCCGATCGATCCCGCTCTCCACATCGTCAACAGGCGGCTCCTGTACCATCAAGCCACCCGCCAACCAGTCAAGCCGGTGCTGCCCTTCCGACTTTGCGCCCCCGTACACCTGATAGCGCACCCCTTGAGGCAATGCCTCAAGCACCTCTTGCGCGTACCCGGCGCTCGTCTTGCCTCCGGTCATCTGCTCTTGATAGCAGTACCACACCGCGCTCTCAGGGTCTTGCGCCAGGTAGACGATCGCCGTGTTGGCCCCGCCAAAGTCCACACCGATCACGCGCTCCCAGGTGTCAGGAATTGGAAACGCATCGATCAGCATGTCGCCCGTGAATGCCGTGTAGATCAGCCCTGCAGGCCGGGTAAACTGGCCCCGGTAGCGCATCTCAAAGCGCCAGTCCTGCATTTGCTTCTGGCGCCGCTCGAACTCACGCCGGGGAAACGCCGGGTTGACCACCGAAGCGAAGTTGATCACATCCACATCGGCACTGCCAGCCTCCCAGGCATCGTACACCTCAGTTTTGAGCCAGCCGAGGTTGTACGGTGTGGTGGTCCCAAGCGCCCGGCCCTCGTAGAGCGAAAGCCGCGCCTGCACTGCGTCCCAATCGTCAAGCGTGAAATCGTCTTGGCCGCATTCATCCAGCCACGCCGCTTTTGCCGTTGCCGATTCGAGGCCGCCCCCAGCACTGGCAGAGCGCAAGATGATGCGCCCCCACATGGGATCATCGCTGCGCTTGGCCCAAAAGTCGCCGCCCGGCTCCCGAAGCTCGAGCACCTTGTCACCTGCCCACCAGCGGCCCACGCCGAGGAGCGTTTCAAAGACGGTTCGCATCTCGGGCAGCATCTTCAACTTGAAAAGATCGTAACTGGCTGTTACTGCCAGGTAATCACCCGGCCCGTGTTCCTGCACCTCTCGGTAGAGCCACCACGGGCCGAATGAGGTTTTGCCACCTTGAGAACCAGCAATGACGAACACAAAACGGCGCTCCGAGCGCCACGCTCTTGCCTGCCCTTGATGGAATGAGAGCCGCGCTTTGCCATCATCAATCGTCCACAGGTTCATTGGGCAAATTGACCACGATCTCGCTGATCATCGGCAATGGTTGGCCACCGCTCGTCACGTCCACCTGCTCCGACTTGGGCAGCCCAGCCCGGTCAAGGATGCTGTTTGCCGCCGCTACCCTATAGGGCCTGTCCTTGAGCGCCGCCCTGAGCGCCTTAACTGCCTCGGGCGCAAGTTCCTGCAACAGGGTATAAGACACGCCGATGGCATCAACCTCCATGTCCTTGATCAACGCCTGGACCTCGAGCCATTCGGGCCACTTGTAGGGCGTTGTCCAGTGGATGCCGATCGCTTTGCACGATTCCTTGACGCTCCTTGAGAGCAAGTATTCCTTGATGTAATCTCGCTGCGTCGAGGTCAGCTTGGCCAACCTCTCTGCGTACTTGTCTTTCACATCACCATCCTATCTTGTGTCTTGGCAAGGAGCGCTCATGCCAGGGAGGATATAGCGTAGGGGGGGATACGCTAACATGAGCGCCCTTTGCCAAGACACAAGACCCCACCCACAAGATCCGTCTATCAATCTAGCAGCACGCCCCGCTGATCGAATGCACCCGACTAAAGCTCTTGGGCCATCGGTCAGGATGCGGCCGGGGCCAACGATACGAACTCGGCACACTGGACACGTCAACGTGGTAGCCATCCTTGCACAGTTTCACGCCGACCAATCCCCGCGCCAGGGGCTGCAAGGAAATGTCCCTGATGATGTACATGCGATTCTCACGATCGGCAAAGAGCGCATACACCGGAACAGCCCCACAATCGCCCTCTACCATCTGGCCCACATTAGATGGCTTCAACCTACAGTCTGGCATTCTCTTTGTGGTCACGTTTCCACCTCCTATCCTATACGTGATGACGGGCAAATGCCCGTATTATCTCGGCCACACTACCGGCTCCTCATTTCTCATTCTTGTCTAGACAAGAATGAAAATCAAATACCATCTGCTCAAATGGTCTAACTTGCTGCTTTCCTGTAAGTAGCTGTTGCTTCAGCGCCAAGTGATTAGGAACTTCATACTCCCAATATTTGTTTAGGCTACCATGTTTCTGACTAATTGGATATTTTCTTATCCATAAATTTTGCCGATCCCCAACCTTAATCCTTGGGATAGCAAATAGTCGCGAATAACACGGATTAAACGTATCATCCATAATAACAACAGCAAGGTGATGAGCATTAAGTGTTCCTGTTGAATCCACGGTCTTAGTTTGCCAACTATCATAATTGGTATACGAGTATGGCCCAACACTCCTAACCTGAACTGTAGCAACTTCTAGCCCAGCCTTGTATTCCAGAATTGTACACACATCAAAACCAGGACGAGGCATCCATTCAGACTCCAACAGAATAGCAACATAGGATTCTGCCAGATTGCCCAATCCTGTACTTGTCGATTCCAAAAACATAGCACGCACAGGAGATGTATCCAACAACATGCGATCATACATCATTGCCAAGTTCTCACAGTCTTGGAAGATGTCATCTCGCCAATTGCCCTTTATCCCTAGGCATTTCTGGTAGAGATACATTGCATAGGCTACTTTGTTATCCAAAACGATCCCCCTCTCTCAAAATGCCTACCTCGGCCATACCACTGGCGCTCGATCTGCTACCACAGTTTGGATCACCGTTTGGATCTGCTCAATCGTCGCGCAATTGCCACCCGGTACACAGGTAGGGCAGGGTGTTGCCGAGGGTGTTGCTGATTGCTCCACTACTCGAATGGTGCAGTTGTCCACATACACCGCGTTGTTCTTGGTTGGCCAGTTGTTGTTGGCCCCTACCACTACCCTGATGCGATCGCCCCAGGCTTGAGCGGTGACAGATACCTTGTGCCACTGGCGATAACTGCCCCACGGCTGCTGTTGGCCCCAAACCATCGTGCGCTCGAACACACCAGCGCCCCACGGGTTGATTCCAACAAAAGCGGCCTGCTGGCCATCGGGCTCAGAAATGGCGTAGACGTAGCACGAGAACTCATACCACTTGCCGGCCTCCACTGCTACGCTCTGGTGGATAGTGCCAAACGAGTTGGCAAAGGTGGCAAACCAGCGTTGGCTAAAGTCGCCGCTGTAGACGATGCTCCGATGCTCGATTCTCCCTTGAACTCCGGCCGCTTGCAAGGACTCGGGCACCATCGATCTGTGGGAAGCGCCGCATAGTCCCAACCCACTGCTACATAGACCTCGGGCGCATTGTCGCGCTGGGTAAAGCCCTGCTCAAAGTCGGCATTGACCAGGAGCGGCCCCGGCGCTTGCGCGATCGTCAGGGCCGATGCCACCAGTAAGAAGAGGCTTGCCAAGAGAACGATCACACCGCGCTTGCTCATGCCAAGCCCAACCATTGCTTGAGCCGCCATCAAGCCGCCCGTGCCGCTGAGTACCCAGGCCAAGCGCTCAAGCTTGTCAATGCGTACATCTTGCGCCTCGTGCCGGTTGCACACCTGATCCAACTTGGTCTTGATGTATTGCAGGTCGGCAGCCAGAACGGCAACCGTTACCTTGGTTTCCGTTGGCGTGATTGCGGCATCGCCCCCATTCACAGCTTGTGATCCTTCTCAAGCGCACGGACCACAGCACGAACGGACGATTGAACACGCTCAGTGGCAAAGTAGGCGATGCATAGAGCCGCAACTGGCTGCAGGGCCACGATCACCCACTTTACATCTTCAAAGATCGAGGGAGCCAGGTACTTGCCGCCAAAGTAGAGGATAGCGCTCACAACAAGGTCAACGAGAACCGTCCAGAACTCTTTTAGTTTCCAGATGGGCATGGTTTTCTCCTTGTCCAACAGGTAGCAAAAAAGCACGACAACGCAAGTCGTGCTTCTGATGATACCACAACATGGTCAAGGTGTACTTGACCGATTTACTAAAACGCTACACTGGCATACAATTCACGCAAAGCGCACACCTGCCAAACACCGTTGTCCTGATAGATGGGCAGCACACGAGAGAGGCAGATCATCAGCTCCCATGCTCCCTGCCGTGTCAGGCCGGTCATGTCGGCCACACTGGCCGTGCTCAAACCGTCGCCATGCGCCAGGTGCCAAACGACAAGGGCTACTTTTTCACGAGGTGTGTACTTACTTTCTTGTATCAAGAAGCGCTCCCTTCTTATCAAACTCAACCTGCCCAATTCGCCACATCTCTGCAAACTGCTCTTGACTTTCAACCAAGAATTGAGCAAACTTGCCCGTTTCCACTGGCTTTGGCAACGTAAAGTCAACCTTGAGCATTGGCACATCAGCCCCCAAGTGAGCACCTTTGAGCAGGTCAAATCCCATACTTAAATCGTATACCTGAACGTGGATAGGGGGCAAGACGACACTCACCTTGCCAACAAGCTGCTTTTCCTTGGGCAAGGTCACACTGAACGGATCGAAACTGTTGATCACGATCTCGGTTTTCGTCATAATGCAAGCTCCATCTGTATCGGTTCAGAAAGGCGCGGGATGATATGCTCATCGCAATACTCTTTGCTCAACTCGATCAGGACCACGCGCCGACGCAAGCGGATGGCGACCTCTGCCGAGGTTCCCGAGCCGCCGAAGGGGTCCAAGACGGTGCAGGGTACCGGCTCTCCAGCATCGCAAAAGCAGGTCGGACGCCAGCCGGTGGTGGTGGTTGTCGTTAGTCTGCGCTCGTGAAAGTCACTTGTTTCTGAACATCTCCACTGTTCATTCTGAGGCCCATACTTGCTACTGTTCCCTGGCCTCGTCGGGAATTTCTCTTTCTCCGTCACCCTCTCCCAAGGTGCCCCACACTCCGGGCAACAGCCGCGCTCGCTCGTCCCGGCCTTGATCATCGGCTCCACGAGGGCAGGGGGAAATGTGGCAAAGTGGGCACCTGCGTAGGAGCCGGGGTTGATCAGCCACACGGTGCGGAGGTTGCGGCTTGACACCGGCCCCCAGGTGGCCTCGCTCCAAGATTCATTATCCTTGATGCCCAGTCCTGGCTCTTGAGTCTTATTCAGCTTGTGATACTCTGGTCCC